ACTTTTCCTTGCAATTTTTCTACAGCTTTTTCATTTTCATCGATTTTTTCATCGATTTTTTCAACTGTTTTTCTTTTTCTGAAAGTATTTAATGTAAGTATACCTAGTAAAACTACTATTATACCTACTAGTATTTTCCAAGATTTTTTAATTAAATTTGTTATTAGATGCATCTGTTTTTATATTTTTTAAATTTATATATGATATTTTATCTACATTAGAAAGTTTTTCTTCTACATTTTCTAAAAATTTTTGTTTAAACTCATCAAATTGTTTCTGTATAGTATCATTAAATTCTTCAGGAGTCATTTTTGCATGCCACGTTTCTGTATCTCCTTTTGAATTTTGTACGAATTCTGCAGACTTTGTATATGTTTCTTTTAATAATTTTACATCATCTTCAGCTCGCTTTAACCAAGACATTGCATTATTATGAATTCTAGTTCTCTCATATTCTTCAAATTTTCCTTGTTTTTTTAAATCATGCTCCATCTCAAGTACGCAGTTAAAACACATTCCATGTATGACACGCATTTTTTTATCTAACGATGTTGGATTTGTACATGTACAATCACCTTTACAATTTGGAAATGAATTTAAATATGATTTTACTTCTTCTGTAATTGAATTTTTTGGTTTTTTAACACGAAAGCCAGTTTTTTGTTCAATTTCGTATATAGTACCATTTATCGTTTCTTCCCATTTTTCTCCAACATCTCGTTTTTTATGTATATTTCCAGTATACATACCTACGTTATTTTTTGTTTGGGTACGATGAGTACCTTCTATCATTTGTTTGATAGCTTTAATATTTTGTAACTTTTTTGCCATAATAATATTATATGTATTTTTTTTATTAATTCCTAAGATTAGGATCAGTTGGAAGAGAAATAGATGATTCTGTGTCTTCTGGATCCGGATTTAAACTTTTTGGTTTAACATATTTTTCTAAAATTACCCAAAAATCGTTTTTAGATTCACCATCAAAATGTTTAATTCCTAATTTTAAAATAGGTTTTAATATTTCTACGGCTTTGATGCTATTTTTTGCTTTTCTAAGTTTTAATGCTAATTTTAAATAACGCTTTATTTCTTTCCGTTCATCTGAAACTACATCATCTACGGTGTCGTCTTCTTCTTCTTCATCAGATTCTTCTTCTTCATCATCAATTTTTTTTGTTACTTTTTCATGATCTTCTTCTTCTCCAGGATCTTCTCCTTCTCCGGGTGGGGTTTCTTCTCCTCCTCCGGGTGGGGTTTCTTCTCCTCCTCCGGGTGGGGTTTCTTCTCCTTCTCCGGGTGGGGTTTCTTCTCCTCCTCCGGGTGGGGTTTCTTCTCCAGGTGTCATTGGGATTGTTTCATCCTCGGCTTCTTCATTTTCCTCTTCATCTAATTCTTTTAATGCTTTTTGCTCTGATAAAATATTTTTGATTTTTCTACGGATATATTTTCGAACAAATCTTTCTTTTTGTTCTCTAGTAAGATTTTCTATCTTATCTTCGATTTGATCTTTACTATCCTTTTCATCTTCATTTTGGATTTCTTTTCTTTTTTTAGCAGTATATTTAGGATCATGATCGCCTTCTACTTTATAATAGTCTGCAACGTCTTTTTTATTAGGAACCATATTATCTACATCATCAATAACTAATTTATCTCTTTTACGTAACACATTAGTTTGAGGTTCGCCAACAGAATTAGGATTCATTCCTCCATCCTTATCTTCTTGGGTATAATCTTTAAGATCTGTCCTTACTTTTTGTTTTTGAGATTTCTTAAAATCGTTTGGTTCTTTATATTTACTTTTATGTTTTTGAGTTCCTGCCATTACAATTCCTATTATATTTTATATAAATATTACCGTGCATACTTTAATGTTCCTAATATTTGATTTACGGGTGCAAAGGCACCTGTTAATTTATATGTCTTTCCTTTAAAAACAAACACAATACCTTCTATAGGAACAATTGAATCAAATCCTCCCATATTTTCTATTTTTTTCAATTGTTGTTCTAATTTAGTTAAAACATTAACATTATCTGATGTTTGCACTTGTTTAATAGTAGTATTTAATTCTTGTTTTAATGTTTGAACTGCTGTATCCGGACTTGCTGATAAATAGTTTTGCACATTTTTCAATACTACGGCTCCTAATCTTAAAAATATGTTTTCAAACGGTTCCATGTTTTGTTTTTGATATATTTTAAAATCATTACCATCAAATTCACGTACCCATGTTACAAATTGATCAGAGTCTATTTCTTTTACAAGATTATTTATTCTTGTTGATTTAACATTAAATGCCCATCGATATACTAATTTATCTAAAACTGATTCTGGTATATTATATTGCATTTTAGCTGCTTGTTTTTCTATTACTTCTGCCCACCAGGCTTTATGATATTCTGTTACTAATTCTGTTTCTTTTAATCCATAATGATTTCTTAATTGATCTATTTCATTAAAGAAAGCTTCTTGTTGATCTTCAAAATCTGTTATTCGACCTAATTTAATTTGATGTGGAGGAATAAAAGAAAATGTTTTTTGCAGATGAGCATTAGCTTCTTGAACAACACTTTGTATGAGTTTACCACCACTCATATCTGTTAATACTGATTGTCCGGTATCTAAATCAAATTCTACTAGATTATGAAATTGTAGAACTGCTATTTCATATGCTACAACGTTTTTTGTATCTGGATATATAATTTCCATGTTAGCAAATACTCGACCGTTCTTAAAAATACCATTTAATCTTTTTTGATCTACACGACTAAATGCTTCTGCCAAATCTTCTGCAGAGTGTCCAAATGCTCTGGATATTGCTCCTCTTCCTGCATATTTGTCTTGTATAGCTTGAACTGACATTGGATTTTTAATTGTTCGTACGCCTCTTGCAAATCCAATTTGTCCGTCTTTAAATGTTACGAATATATTTTGTCCATCTGTTTTTTCAGTTACTGCTTCTTCAATATCTAATCGGCCTTGTAATGCTCGGGATACCATTTCTTTCATATCATTAAAAGTTAATGAATGATCATCATATGGATGATTCATATGGCCTCCTGCTCCCCCTTCTGATATCAATTGTTTTGATTCATTTAATTTAGCTCCAAAAACTGTTTTATTAAATTCATCAAAATCATATACAAATTCTTTTCCGTGATTACTATCTAAAAACGATCTCAGTTTTTTTAATTTTTCTTTGTGTTTTTTTGTACCATCATGTCCCATAGAACCTTCTAACATTTCATGAAATCCAGGTTGTAAATTTTTTACCCACCATTCTTTTGTTAAAGCTGGTTTATTAGTTATTATTTCCCAAGCATTGCTTATTATGGCATCTTGTTGTTTTGGATATGAAGCTTTAAATGTACTATAATCATCATTTGCTATTGCTTGTCTAACAGTTGAAGCACTTATTGGATCTCCATCTTCATATGCTAATGGGTCTATATTTAAATTTAATTCTATAGCATCTATTCCTTTAGCAATCACTCGTCCTTGTTTATCTCCGGTGATTTTATACATATCTACATTTGGTACAAATGATTTGGTTCTAACATAATCATCTCCTTTTGTAGAAGCTGCCATGGCATATCTACCTATCCATTGTTCTGGCAGTTCAAACAAATATTCATAAGCTGCTGTAATAGGAGAATTAAATTCGGTGGGTTGTATTTCTATGTTAGGATTTTTATTTAATAGATTAAATAGTTCTATTGTTTTTTCTCTGGTGATGCCGTCTCTGGATTTTGGCCCACACAACATGATAACACGATCTACTTGCGGATGTGCTGCATATCGATTGGCTAACTCTAAATGAGCTCCAGTTATTGGTTTGAATCCTCCAGGAAATAATACTGTTATGTTTTTCATTTTATATAAATATTATGTTTATAAATTATATCCAGATATAATATCCCACGATCCGGTTGATTGACCGGATGGTCCTATACTACTAGAAACTGAACATATAATTGTTAAACTTGAATATACATTACTTAATAATTTTGTTGTAGCTCCATCTATTTTATCGGGGGCAGTTGGACTAATATAAAAATTAGCTACACTTAAATTTTTAAATACTAATTCTCTACCTTTTTCATGAGGAGTAATAAGAGGTAATACTGATGTTATTGTTCCTGATGATCCTGATTTTAATGTAATATAATAATCAGATGTCTCAACGGCATATGTTGAGTCTATTATAGTATGTGGATGATGCACTGCCCCGTTAAGTGTGATTCGGCGATCATCTCCATTTTTTGAAGAAGAAAATGCCATTGTTACTTCATCACCCCGGGTTGTTTGATTTTGCCATATTCCCCAATAAGGACCGCTTCCTGATAATACTGTGTTTGTAGTGTTATGCAATCCCTTTCGAAAAACTAATTGATCTGCTGCTGTTGCACTAAAAGTATCTTTAACTTGAAGATGCAATCGTGGGCCTTTTGTTGCCGTTGTGGCACTAGTAGGAACGCCAGTATTTTGTACAGACAAAATGCCAAAATTACTATCATCTGTTCCGTCGCCAATTTGGGCTGATGTTTTAAATATAAATGGCGTTGTATATGTTGTACCAGCTGTTTGTAATGCAGTATTACTACTAATTAAAGATAATTCAATAGAATCAAATTGTTTTAGAACAATTTCATCATATCCGCTAGCGGGATATGTACCACTACCTATGTTTTGTAATACTGCTGGATCAAATATATTTAATATTGAATTATCATTATTGGTAATATTTGTTATTATCACACTTACTTTTAAATCATTGCCTATATTAGGTGCTTTTATTTCGCCAATTGGTGTTCTGGTTCCTCCTGGTGTAAAATTACAATTTAAATCTACTCGACGGACTCGTTCGCCACCTAATGATCCATCTAATACTAATCGATATGCTGCTTGAGATGTTCCAGTTGTAGTAAATGATTGAAGATAACTTCCGGAATTAGCTGCTGTAATTGCAACTGTTTTATCTAAAATAATATCTGCACGTGCAGTTCCAGTAAATAATGCATTTGATGCAGTAATATTGCCTTCAGCAGTTAAATGAAAATTGCTAGATGATATTTCTATATTTCCATTGCTACCGCTTATAAATGATGAACTTGGATGTCCTAGGAAAAATTTTGTTGTTCTTACGTCTAGTTCATCATCAAATGTGCTATAACGAAAATAACTTCCGGTGTTTGCATATAATTCTAAACCAACACCATCGTAATCATTTCCATATTTAGATTTTTGTCCAGGCAATGCTGATCCTGACCAAAGCAAAAATCCAGGAAATCCACTATCAAATCCTTCATATCCTAACGATCTAATAAAACCAGAATTTGGATATCCACTGATAGCAACGCCGCTATTTAATGAATCTGCTACATATAATGAACCTGTCATTAAAGAATAATCGCCATCTATGTATCGATTACCACCTTGCCAATTTTTATTGTAAATATATGATACTTGTTTGCTTCGTTCGCCTGCAACATTATAATATTCTAATTTAAATGATATCTGGTTGTTTATTTTATGAGTAGTTTCTATAGGCGTTTTAATTCTAGTATAATTAGGAGAATATCCAGAATCATTATCAGAAGTAACATGTACATCTGCTATTTGCCATATTCCTGAATGTACTACAAATAATAATGATCCAAAACCAGAATTATCTGATTCGAAACTAAATACTTTATCATCTAATCTTTGACTATTAGTATCAATAGTAACATCGCCAACTTTTTTACCTAATTTAACTGGTAATTCTTGGTTAAAAAAGTCAGTTGAATCAAAATCAAAAGCACTTCCTGATAAATAAACTGAAAGTTTTGGATCTTGATTACTACTGATTAAATTACTTCGTTTACCTATAGCATCAAATCTAACTTTATATGCAGAACCAGAAACAAATATTCCGTTAGACCCTGATTTAACTTGTAATACATGAACTTGATTATTAGCTGATATATCAGTAGAACTACTAATTAAGCCAGCATTTGCTAATGATCCCGTAGACCAAATTAATGTAGGTGGGGTTCCTTCAGTGAATCCTGAATAAGTATGTCCTTCCCAATAATCAATTAAACTTTGAGAAGTAAATAATCCAATAGTTTCATCTGGTAATAATGAGCTAGTACTAGCAATTAATATTTCAGTTTCTTCTAGTTCAATATCATTTACAAGATCCCACGTCCCGCTAGTTCCATTATTATTTGTAAAAACTTTAATTCTAGATATATCTCCAGTTGCAGGATCTAATCCGTTAACTTGTATATATGCAAAAGATTGTGAATTTTCAGTAGAAATATATGTAGGAGTTGCTTCATAGTCAATAGTAAATGCTGATGGATCGATTGCATTATAAGTATGTGCAGTAATACTTTGGCTACTATAAACCGTATATTCTGTATCTAACAACGCTGAACCTGTTGTTAATATTTTTTTTATCTGTGATGTAAATGCCGTTGTATTAACCGTATATGTAGGTGTAGGCGTAGGATTACTTGGTGCTGCGACAGTAAGAGTTCCATTAGCCATTTCTGCGGTTAATTCACCCCCTATTAATTCAAAAGCTGGTTGATTATTAAATGAAAAATAACGTATATTTCCTGTTGAATATTGTGGAAATTGGTCATTATTAGGATAAGTTCTATTTAATTGAACTCCAATTTGTTCTGTTACATTAACAGCTGGTGGTGATTCAAAAATTATTTCTGAATTATTAGATATATTAGGATTAACTGGTATAGATCGAGTCCATCTAATATTAGCTTTTCCTTGCCATTGTGTAGGAGCTATTTGGCCTTCAATAGATTCAGCTTCTGCTATTAATGTTATTGTGCAATCACCTGGAGGTGTTTCTTCATATATATAAATTGATATTACGCGAGATTTGTCTTCATCTATATAATTTATAACTTCATGGTAAATAGGATCTCCATTAAAATCTAAAACTTCTATACCTAATGCACCGCCAACGCGTAGATTAGTAGGATGTCCTCGAAGTTTAAATAAATTTTTTCCTGCAGTTAATTTTGTTGGAAATTCTGTAATTTGAAAATAATCAGGTGATGTTAACGAATTATCTTCAAAATATACCGGAATAAATTCTAAACCTCTATATACAGATTGTTTACGTTTCATATATACCTTTCATATAAATATTATGTATGATTTATTTGGCTGTAATTATTAATTTTGTTAACTTCAATTAAATTATCAACCATATCACGCATTGTATCTACATGAGAAATAATTATAGAAAAATCAAATTTAGTTCTAAAATATTCAAATAAATTAATTACAGATGCAATATGTTCTTGATCTAAACTACCCCAACCTTCGTCTATTGCAATAAAATTAGGACGTGGTAATGCGGATACATTTATAAGTGCTATTCTGATTGCTAATGATGAAATAAATCTTTCCATACCAGACGTTAATTCTAATGGCCAAAAATCAGTATCACTATATACAATATATCCGTTAATATTTTTGCCATCTGTTTCTAATACCATATTAAAATCTACAACCTGATTTAATACATTATTTATTTCTACTTCTATTTTAGGAAGTGTTTTAGATATTAAATCATATGGTATTCCGTTACGTCGTATAGCACTTAAATAATATTCATATGCTTTATATTCTGTTTCTAATTGTTTATATATGTCTAGTTGATCTACTGCATTATTTTTATTTGTTTTTGCAACTTCTATTTCTCCATGAGTAGTTTTAATTTTTATTTGATTTTTTTTAATTTCTTTAGAAAGTGTTTCAATTGTTGCTTTTTGTCCACTAATTTTTTTATCGATTTGTTTATTATGTTCAATAGCTGTTTGATTTCTTCGAA